AAGTTCAGTTAAGTTTTTATTATTACCAATTTTACCTTTAATAAACACATTAAAAGCTAAACTAATTCTAGTATTTGTTCCTTCTTTATTTTCAACCATATGAGTTAAAGAAGATGGAAATAATATAATATCTCCAGTTTTAACTGTAAACCACCAAGATTCAGAATTCCATAAATTCCAATTTTTAATTTCTGGTTTAATAGTTTTATATGTATTATTAAAGAATTTAATTTTATCTAATTCTTCATGACAATTAATATAAAATACTCCTGATACTAATGAATTAGGATGTTGATGTTTATGATGATATTGATTTGTTTCAGTATAATTTAACCACGATTGTGTAATGTAAGGCGTAATTGCATCTGTAGTTGATAATACTTTTTCAAAATAATCTTTTACTCTTAAATCTAATTCTTTTTTAATGTTTAAAAATGGTTTTTCATTTAAAATATAATTGTTGTTAGATGTAATATTTCCTTCATTTCTATAAAAATCTTTTTTAGATTTTTCTACAAATTTTGATTCCAATGGAGTTAGTTCTCTATTTATTTTAGATATATAAATAGGGGTTGGAAATATACTATTAATATTTGCTTCTATCATTCTTTCTTAAATATAAACTAAATTATATATTTTGTAAATCCCAATTTTGTGTAGTTTCATTCCAAGAATACATATTCTCATCATTTGGTTTAGTAACTGGTGCGTTCCATAGACAAGTATCTTCGTTTAATATCCAAGAGTTAAAAGGTTTAGGTGGAATGAAAGCATCTCTTGTTTCATCATAAGTATAACCTATTCCTGCATGGTTTTTTCTTAAAGGAGTTCCATTATTATTATGAATACCACCATGTGTATTATAAGATGTTTGTTTCCAAATAGCCCAGCCAGTTAATTTTGTTAAAAAATCTATACCGATTACTTCTTGTTCAACTCCATTTGAATCATGAAGAACTTCATTAACTACTGAAAGCACTTCTATAACTTTATTGTTTAAACCTATTTTTGCAAAACTAGCCATTATGCTGTATAACTCCCTGAACCGTTAAATTGTAAAATTGTATTTGCCCCTGATGTTGTAATTGTAGGCGAACCACTTGATGTTCCTGAATAACTAGCAGTTGGTACACTTAATATAACAACACCTTTTCCTCCAGCACCACCATTACCAAAAGCACCATCAAAACCACTTCCACCTCCACCTCCTCCAGTATTAGCTGTTGCTGCTGTTGGAACTGTTCTGCTACCAGTACCATTTGCACCTCCTCCAGTTCCTCCTGTGCTACCATTTTGGGTGGAATCTCCACCACCACCACCACCTGCTCTTGTTACTGAAGAACCAGTTATTGAAGAAGCTGTACCATTACCACCAGAACCTCCTGGACCTGGACCACCACTACCATTTCCACCTGTGGCACTTGCACCACCTCCACCACCTTGTCCATAAGTACTTGGTCCAATACCACCATTATTTCCTTGACTAGGTGATGTACTAGGAGTGTTACCAGAACCAGCAGTTCCACCTGGATAAGAACCACCACCTCCTGAACCACCATTAACACCATTACCAACATTAAGACCTGGTCCATTACTACTAATAGAACTACCACCACCTCCTCCAGCAGAAGTTATAGTTGTTAATCCTGAACCTGAAATAGAAGAATTTGAACCTGAAGTACCAGTTGACTCTGAAGTTAAAGCACCAGTACCTCCATCACCAACTGTTACTGTAATTACTGTTCCTGCTGTTACTGTTTGTGTTGATGTTCTATAACCTCCAGCACCTCCTCCACCACCTAATCTTCCACCTCCAGCACCACCAGCGACTACTAAAAAATCTACTGAATATGTTAATGGTTCTAAAGCATCTGTTCCTTCATTAATTCCTGAATTACATAACCATCCTTGAGTTGCATCTATATAATTAAGTGTTACTCCTTCTCTTTCACCTTTTAATAATAAATTAGATGTTCCACCTTCTAATTTGTTTCCATTTGGATTAATTGTTAAAGCATTAGTATCAAAAGTTCCTGCGTAATCTACTATAGCGATTTCATTTCCAGCACTAGGTGTTGCAGGTAAAGTTACAGTGATTGCTGCAGAAGTTGTATTTACATAATAACCATTACCAGCCACAGCTGTAAAATTAGTGCTTTGAACGGACCAAGCTAAACCACCTGCTCCTGGTGCTAATCCTGCGCTAGCTACTTTTGTTGAAGGCATTATTCTTTAATCTCCCAATTTAAATTTGTTTCGTTCCATATATATTTACCACCATCTGTAGGATATGCAACAGGTGCTTCCCAAAGACAAGTTTGTTCATTTAAAATCCAACTATTGAAAGGTTTTTTAGGAATGAATGCATCTCTGTCTTCATCGTAAGTATAACCAATACCAGCGTGATTTTTTCTAAAAGGTGTTCCTCCTTTTGTATGAACTCCTGCTACTGTGTTATAAGAAGTTTGTTTCCAAATAGCCCAACCATGTAATTTTGTTAAAAAGTCTATACCAATATCTTCTCTTTCTATACCATTACTGTCATATAATACTTCATTAACAACAGAATGAACTGCTATAACTTTTCCATTTAATCCTATTTTAGCGAATGATGCCATTATGCTGTATAACTCCCATCTCCGTTAAATTGTAAAATTGTATTTGCGCCTGATGTTGTAACTGTTGGTGAACCTGTTGTTGTTCCTGAATAACTTGCAGTTGCCATACTTAATATAACAACTCCTTTTCCTCCAGCACCACTACCGACAGTAAATTCCGAACCTCCTCCTCCACTTCCTGTATTAACAGTTCCAGCACCACCAGCACCTCCACCAGATGAACCTCCTGCACCTCCACCACCAGAACCACCAGTTGTAGCACTTGCAGGTGCGTCTATTGCACCTCCTCCTCCTCCTGCTCTTGTTACAGAAGAACCAGTTATTGAAGAAGCTAAACCATTACCACCATTACCACCAGCAGAACTAGTACCATCTTGTCCAACAGCACCAGCACCTCCACCACCTCCAGCACCATAAACTGGTGATGAGTTATTACCTGAACCACCATTATTACCTTGACTTGGTGATGTACTTGGGGTGTTTCCTAAACCAACACCCGCTGGTCCATCATTTGCTTCTCCTCCACCAGAACCACCATTTCCAGTAGTAAGATTATTACCTCCACCACCTCCACCAGCAGAAGTTATTGTTGTTAATCCTGAACCTGATATTGAAGAATTTGAACCATTATTACCAGAAGCATTACTAGCTGATGCACCACCATCACCAACTGTTACTGTAATTACTGTTCCTGCATTTACTGATTGAGTTGATGTTCTATAACCTCCTGCACCTCCACCACCACCATTACCATAACTAGCACCACTTCCTCCTCCAGCTATTACTAAAAAATCTACTGAATAAGTTATTGGTTCTAAAGCATCTGTTCCTTCATTAATTCCAGAAGTTGCAATCCATCCTTGTGTTGAGTCTATGTAAGTTAAAATTACTCCTTCTCTTTCACCTTTTAATTGTAAACTAGCTGTCCCCGATTCTATTTTATTTGAATTTGGATTTATTGTTATTGCATTCGTATCCGCGGTCCCCGCATAGTCAACGATTTGAACTTGATTACCGGCCGCTGGTGTTGCTGGAAGCGTAACTGTAATTGATGCTGATGTTGTATTAACAGGATAAGCTCTTCCTGCAACCGCAGTAAAACTTGTTGTTTGAACTGATTGCCATGCAAGATCTGCTGCAGGAGTTGCCCAAGAATTATCACCTCTTAAAAATGTAGTTGAAGAAGGTGTACCTGTTGCTGATAATTGACTTAATCCAACAGTGTTATTACTTGGCGTTCCAATATTAAGTGTGCTTCCTAAAACAGTAATATAATCAATAGAATCTGTTGTAGATAAAGTAGTTGAGAAAATGATTGTTGATCCTGAAATTGTAAATGAAGTTACTGGAGCTTGTACAACTCCGTTTAAAGATACAATACAATTTTGTGGTACAGTTGGAAATACTGGAGTTCCAGAACTTGCTAAATTGTACGTTGTTGTAGCGCTCGCGGATAGCGAATCGCAGGATATGTAATTTCCGACTAAAGGTTGTTTGCCGATATATGCCATTTAATTTCCTTTTGGATATTGTGCTTTTACAGCGTTGATGGCATTTTGCCAATTATTAGTTCCATTAACTTTATCCCAATATTGCATGTCTAATTGTTCTTGAATTGATGGATATGCTTTAGCTCTATCTCTTTGGTATTGATTATTATTATATTCTGTAATTAGTTCTTGTTGCTTAGCAAGTATTTCATTTGCAGGAATTGGTGTAGTTCCATTTTCCCAAGTAACT